TAATTTAAACCAGTAGGTCCAAATTTTTTTTTATAAGCTATTTCAAATGCTTCTTCTCTTACCCAAGCTTCTTGATTGTACCATAATCTTTTAAAGTAATTATCGTAACATGCTAGAGCAGTATCGTCAGTAATGTCAAGATGACCTTTTACTAAAAAGAATATTCTATAAGCTTCTTTCATTTTACTTTGTTGCATTACCAATATTGTATTTCGGACATAATTCCCATTGATCTTTATCTTTAAAAGAGATTATCTTAATTTGTCTTAGTGGTGCTATAGGTTGTAGCTGTTCTTTATTTTCTACAGTTAATAGACCCCAATCACTCATCAACGTAGCTATAGTATTTCTACGGCCAACATCGTTTTCTTCTAAGTTTGATTTTTTTCCATCTAATAAAAAGAGTTCTTTAAAATGCACAATGAAGTACCTACCCTGTTTATGTAAGATGTGACAAGACTGATAAAGTTTATTGTCTTTACGAGATGCGACTCCTATCCTAGTAAGAGTCTCTCTAATTTTAAGGAAATCGTCCGGCTCATTCAATGTCACCTCGAGCATGCTTGCTGGGTTCCATTCTACTATTTTATTTTCTTCCACCTTTAGCCACCTTATTTTTCAATTCTTTTATATTATCAGTGGATAGGAGTGTTAAAACTTGACGGGCTTTTTCGTTGCTATAGCCATAATACTGTTTAACTACTTCCAAATCACTAATTTGTTCTGGTTTAAACCATTTAGAAAACCTTTTACGTTTTCTAATTATATTTATAAAAAAATCAAATTGAAGACGGTTATCAATATGATGGTTGCGGTTCATTTCATTTGCAGCTAAAACTGTATCTGGAAAGTAAGATAATTGTCTATTTACCATGTAAGATGAATATGCTTTTTCTGTGATATCATCTATCATAATATTTTTCTTAGTATAATTTATTGCATTGCAATACTCAAAGGGATTCATTTTTTTGTACCATTGATTGTAATTCTGTGACTATAGGAACTATTGTAGCATCCCACCATTTTATAAATTCATTGTAGTTATTATCGAAATATGATTCTTTTATAAAGTTTTCAACTTGTAAACATTCAAATGCCATAGATGGTTGTATTATACTATGTGCTGATAATAACTCACACATTGCAAGTTGATTTACAAATTGATTTAACATTTCTGTTTCCATTATATATCCTTTGTTAACTTTTCTGCTAGTGCCATTCCCATTGTCCAACCAAGATGACCGGCACCGCTATTAACCCATAAGCCTTTTACTTTACCAACAACAGGTAACATATTCGGTGTCATTGGTCTTAAGCATGACCATTTCTCATAATTATCTTTATCAACAAAAGTATTTTCTTTTACCCAGTCGGCTAAAGGTTTAATTCTGTCTTCCCTCATATCATGATTCCAACCGGCAAGTTCTGCTGTACCTGCAACTCTAAATACATTATTACCAAAAGGCGAAGCTACTATTTTTCTATCGTCATCAAGCACAGATATAGTAGGAGCTTCATAAGCATTTTGATATGTTATAGAATAACCTTTGATTGGATATATATTTAAATTTGGTAAAAATGTTTTTGTATATGCACCTGCACATACTATAACTTCATCATAATCTTTTTTAAGGGTATCGATACTTATTGCCATATCTCTTCGATTCGACCAATAGACTTCATCTTCATTACGAACAATTTTATTAATACGAAAACTATAATTATATTTTTTATCAGAAAGCATATGAGTTTGTAGTGCAGTACAAAAGGCATGTATATCACCAACTGAATCACCTTTAGTTATAGTAGCACCTACCACATCATTTGATTTAATATTATACTTTATAAGATTTGTTTTTGTTTTAACTCTACCCCAACCAGTGTCTTTAAATCTATCTAGAGTTCTTTGTGCTTTATCCCAAGACTTTTGATTTTTATATATGTGTAATATACCACAGTCATTATGATGAAAGTCAATGTCTATTTCTTTCATTAATTTTTTAAGTAACTTACGAGATCTTAAACTATATTCAATAGTTCTACGTGTATTATAATCGTACTTATTAGTTATGGTTGCACCAATAAAACCAGCAATCCATTTAACTTTAGACCAAGACCAATGATCTGGTCTAAAAGCAAGAGGTGCATCAGGTTGTGTTAACCATTTAACACCTTTGATTATATTATCGTAACTATTCCACACTTCTGCATTACATACAGAAAGTTGACCACCGTTTGCGTAACTACATTGTTCAGCCACACCGTTTGGATCAAATAATACTACTTTATATTTTTTAGCTAGGAAGTATGCAGTGGTTATGCCAGCGACACCTCCACCGATAATGGCTATGCTCTTTTTAGAGTTCCCCAATCTTCTACTCCACCCATGTAATTTTCATAATCAAGTTCGTCTATAATGTGTTGCTTGGTAAGCTCAGTAGTTGGAAGTTTATTTAAGTGTGTATTATTCCAATACAATTGAGGAACTGTTCTATGACCATTTGCTTTCATGAAATCTTTTGCAAACAAATCGTAACTGACATTAATTTCTCTATACCTAAAGTCCCATTCAGCGAGTTTCTTTTTTAAAAGATGACAATAACCACAATCATCTTGAGTGTATAGTGTTAAATTAATTGAACTGAACATCTGACATTACCTCCGTTAAACAAGCAACCACGTTAAGTTCGTGGTCAGCTACAAATGCATTTTTATATTGGTAGTCTGCAAGCAGAAGAACCAGTTGTGGAATAGATTGTGGTGCAACTTTATTTGACATCCTATCATAAATGGCTCTAAAAATAGCGCTTGCATCTGTATCTATATTGTTTACAACCCAAGAACGCATACCTTTGAAATTTTTATTTTTTAAATGAGAGAATAAATCATCAAAGTTTTTATCTTGTAAAGTGTTAATAATACCAGAGTCGATCTTTCCATTAACAGAGTATCTTTGTAATTCATTTAATACTCTACGCCAATCTGGTGCAAACTTCATTATGAGTTCAGCAATTGCAGGATCATCATATTGAATATTTTCTTTGATTAAGATTGTTTGGCATCTTACCATAAAAGACTGACATAGTTCTGCCATATCTTTTTTTGAAGTATTAAATTCATATACACCACATCTTGAATGTAATGGCTCAATAATCCTGTTCTTAAAATTACATGTAAGTATGAACCTACAGTTTTTGGAGAACTCTTCAATGAATCCGCGCAATGCTGGTTGTGTGGATTGAGGATTTAAGTAATCTGCTTCATCGAGTATTACAACTTTATAGCCACCTTGTAGTGAGACGGATGACGCAAATTGTTTTATCTTGGTTCTTAACGTATCAATGTTACCTTCCTCAGAACCATTAACTAATATATAATCGCAGCCGAGCTCATTACATAGAGCTCTGGCTACGGTAGTCTTACCTAGGCCGGCAGTACCAGTGAACAACATATTAGGAAGTTCTTTACTGTCAACAATCTTTTGGAAGGTTTGTTTTAAAGATTCAGGTAAGATCGTATCGGATATCTTTTGAGGCCTGTACTTTTCAACCCATAAAAAATCAGTACTCATTACTTCTTTTCTTCTGGTTTCTTTTGTTCACTCTTATCATTCATTGCATCTTCTTGCTGAAGTGCCTCACTAATTTGAATGATTTGAATACATTGGTCTCTTAAGCTACCTATAGTGGAAAGCTCTTCGCCTTTGAATCCACCTCTTTGAGTTACAGCATCAATTACTGCTACTGTACTTCTACTTGCTTTATTAGCAAGATCTTTTAATTGCGTTAAATTATCTGACATGTCATGCTCCGTATGTTGAAGTTTTTTCAAGTGCAATCCAATATTTTAAAGGCATTTCTTTATGTTTGAATTGCGTTATTAGTTTAGAAGATATTTCTACTTCATAATCACCTGGAAGGATCTTAAGATTAGAAATACTTATAATAAAGTTAAAAACAGCGTCCTGTTTAAACTCGCCGTCTATATCAATAGAAAAAGCATTTGATGTTGCATTTTGATTTTCAACAACTGACAAACTTAATATACCATCATTTGCTTTTATTGATACTTCGTTGTGACCTAGCGTTGATGCAGCTTTTTTTAATTTGTTAAGAGTATCATTATCTAATGTAAACTTAACATCTCCATCAGGCATATTCACATCTTTTGCAGGTGACGTTAATGTTTCTTCAGCAGCATAGAAATATTTTACTTTAGATCTACCTGATGAATCAGAAACAGTAACAAAGTCATCTTCAAATTTTAAACTTGGAGTATCGACTAATCCCATTACTCCAATGAATTCATTTAAATCGTATATGCCGAAATCTTTTTCGAAACTTTCGGTGACATCGGCAGTTGCCACCACGTTCCTTGCTTCACTAATAGTCTTAATATTCGATCCAGGTTTAATCAATAAATTCTGATTAATACCTGAAAAGTTTCTTAAGATTTGCAAAGTGTTTTCACTTAATTCCATAATAAACCTTCCTTCTTTATTTTATAGTATATTATACCACAGTTTTTCATAAAAGTAAACCGTTAAATGCATTTAATTTTTTATCTTAGAGAAATTTTTGTCTTTATAAAACTCTATCTTTGATTCAAACTTACCATCTAATATATCTCCTTTATGTGATATAATAAACGTATTACTACCAGCATCAAGAGTATATAGTATCTTTAATAAGTTTTCAATACCATCATGATCGAGTGATGAGTCAAATGTTTCATCGAGTACCAGTAGATTCGTAGCTACTGAGTTTTTCATCTTTGCTATTTGACGCCATGTGAATAACAATGATAAATCTATTCTTTGCTTTTCACCTTCACTAAATGAATCATAAGTAAAGTCATCTCTATGTCTTGACCTTATGGTTTCATTAAAGTTTTCATCTAGGTTAAAGTGCACAAAGAAATCTAAAACTTGTAAGTATTGATTAACAAGTTTATTGATAGTTGGCAAGTATTGTTTTATTATTTTTGTTTTAATACCAGTGTCTCTTAACATTTCTGCTATAACATTATTATATGCAAACTGTTCATTTAGTTTTAATTTTTCTTCGAATAAACTTTCTTTATCACTGTTCATTGCTTCTAAATCACGTTTGGCACCGGTAAGATCTGCAGAAACTTCTGATTCTAAATAACTTTGTAATTCTTCATTGCTTTGGTTGATTGAAACTATATCTCTGTTATTAGCATTTAAGTTATCTGCTTTTTCCTTAACAGCCTTCATGGCTTCTTCTAGCTTTATTATTTTTCTATCTACGGTAGTACTATGTCCTTCAACCATATTTAAAGTTGATTGTACCTGATAAGCTTCGTTCTTAGTATCAAAAACAAGTTTCTCTTTATTTGCTATAGGCTGATCGCATGTTGGGCATTCATCATTTTTTTCTAAAAACATTCCACGCTTTGCAATTGCTTTCATTTCTTGTTTTATTTCTGCTATGTGTGCGATTGCTTCATTCTTTTCTTTTTGTATTTCTTTTAATTCATCTGCAGCTGTACTTTCTTCAAGTTGTTTACTGATATTATTATTTTCATCTTGTAACTTCTTTATTTTTTCTTTACCACTTTTAATTTGTTTTTCATACTTACCTTTATTTTCTTCGGTAACTGCAGCAATGTCACGTATATATTTTGTTTGTTGTTCTATTTTACTTTTAACTATATTAGTTTCATTATTGGTTGTGTTAATGTTTTCTTTAAGTGTAGAATTTCTTTCTCTTAATATAATATTCATTTTAGAAAAGATATTAATATCCAGAAGATCCTCGATGACATTTCTACGGTGACCAGCATTAAGCTGCATAAAGGGGATAAAAGATGACGAACCTAATACTACTACTTGATGAAAACTCTTATGATTGAGTTTTAAAATGTTTTGTTCGAGGATCTTCTGATATTCCAATGCATGCGATGATTGATTAATCATGCTTCCATCTTTCCATATTTCAAACACATTAGGTTTTATGCCTCTTACAATTTTAAATTGTGCTTTACCTATGGAGAATTCTACTTCAACAAGTGATTGCTTTTGATTTATAGAATTAACAAGTTGATTCTTACTTATCTTTCGATGTGGTTTACCGAACAGCGCAAAGGATATAGCATCAAGCATGGTTGATTTACCTGCACCATTGTGACCAACTATCAATGTTGATTTACTTTTATCTAAAGGTATCTCAGTAAAATAATTGCCAGAAGATAAAAAGTTTTTATATTTAATAGATTTAAAAATTATCATGCTATTTCAAGTGCCTGTGCTTCAGTCATCAATTCTCTCATTTGGATCTTAATCTTATCTTTATCTAAATCAGTATCCACTGCTTCAACATATGAATCTACTATTTCTGTTGTATCTTCAAAATTAACTTCTTCATCATTAACATTTTCACCCATAAACTCACTAAAGTTTTCTGCTATCTTTAATTCATATATGTCTTGATTCTGAATGTTATCAATGAATCTGTCAAAAGTAAAAGGATCAGTCTTTTCAGCAACTATAACTTTTACGAACTTTTTAGATAAGTTTTTATTATAATTATTATAACATACTTCTTTGTCATTGTACACTATTTTTTCAAATAAAGTGTAAGTATTTCTTACTTTTTCAATTTGCCTTGTTTCAGTATCTAACACATGAAAGTACTTAGGATCATGCGCATCAGACCAAAAGAACTCCATGGGGTTTCCAAGATACCAGATGTTTTCTTTTTTAGATGCAGTATGATAATGTCCAGATAATACTTGTTCAAACTTTTTAAATAATTTAGGGTCCATACCACTATGAGCCATTATACCTCTTCCTATTTCAAAGTTGGCTAATTCAAGGTGTGCACCTAACCAATCAGCTTTACAATCTCTAATAAAATTCATCGACTGATCATAGTTGTCTGCGCATATCCACGGAAGAAGACCCATACTTAATGATCCATATTGCATGACAGTTGGTTCCATAACAATATGAATTTCGTTCATGTAATGTCCAAGACATTCTTTTAATGCATTAAGTTCATTCGTGTTTTTGTAGTAAGTGTCATGATTCCCTGGTATAATATCCATAGTCATTTTATTTTTTCTTAACTGATCAAGAAATACTCTACGATTTTGGTTTAACGCTTTAAAATTTACAAACTTACGATGATCATAGTAATCACCTAAGTGCAATATCTGTTTTATACCACGCTTTTCGCATTCAGGAAAAAATATGTTACTATAAAAATCTTCTGCATTGTCTAAGAATACCTCAGAAGAGTTTCTGATACCACAATGTGTATCAGTCAATATAGCTATCTTCATTCCATAAACTCACTTAAATCTGAATCTGCTATTTTCACTTTACGTTTCTTTCTTTCTTTTTTAACAATCTCTTTAATTTCTTCATCAGTGCTTCTAACTCTTTGAATTCTATCTCTTAAAGTATCTACAAAATGTGTAGCTGTAGCTGTAGCAACTTCTTCTGTACCTGCATCTATGAAGCTATCAATGCCTGATTTAGTTAAATACTTTATTTTTATTTCTTGTTGTTTCTTTTCTTTTGTTATTCTTCTTAAGAATGCATACCAAGTTATTTGTGTAAAGTATGCGAATGCATTTGGTTTACCGGTTCTTGTTGCTGCTTCTAAGTTATAGTTCCCTATTGCTTTTAAACAATTTTCAACTGCGTCCATTACCATTTCTTCTCTGTAAGTATATCTTATGAAGTTAGCTTTATGTGATAAACCTTCTGCTATTCTGAGAAAGCATTGAGCTACATAATCTGGTACTGTAGGAATCGTTGTTTCTTCTTTTCTAGCTTTTTCTACTCTTTTGACGTATTCGACTACTGAAGTAGAAAAATCAGAATTGTTGACATAATGTATACTTTTTTTACGGGCCATAGCTAATCCTTTATTGTATAGTACTATTATACACTATTTTTGTGTAAAAGTACAATAGTATTTTTTCATTTAAGAAGCAAAAATAACGGTGTACATTTGCTGAAAAGTGTGGTAAAATAGAATAGTATATTCGGAGGAGGGATATACCCTAGTGTAGAGTACCCTTCGGCTTGAACTTAATTACATTACTATTATCGGAATCAGGAAGAAAACTATCTTCTTCAACTGCACCATATTTTCTGGCTAAAAAGTCATCCATCTCATCATCTGTAAGATCTTTTATTACATCTTGTATTTCATCTAGATTGGCGTATACTTTTTTCTTTTTACCTGATTTATCTAATTTTAAATCTCTTTTTATACCATGTAAACATGCTTTATAATGTTTTAATATTTTTGATGTTGGATTCGTTGTGACTATAATATGTGAAGAGTTTATTGTTTGCAAAGATTCCGGATCATCATGAAAAGACATCCAAGGTCTAAAAGCAAAGAACCTCCAACCTTTTTGATAATCTTCTACACCAATTATTCGTAATGCTTTCTTCACCAAAATGTCACCAACTTCATCGTTTGTGTCCCATTCAACGACTTCGCATATCACTTCTTCATTATTTGTTAACTTAAATTGTTTTATAGTCATAAATTTACTCTGTACGTTTTATGGTTAAATTTTTCTCTTCCATAAATTCTAAGTCTTTCATCTGCATGTAATATTCCATAATTTTTTCTAGACTTCCAACTTATGTCATCTATAATATCGTATAATGTAGTATCTTTACCATCATCTGTTTTTCTTAGACCTCTACCAATACTTTGCAACACTCTTATCTGTGATTTGGATGGAGATGCAAAGACTATATTATGTAGATTCCTAATATTTATACCTGTGCTAAACGTACCAAGAGACGCAACTGTAATAGAATTTTTTTGTTTTTCTACTATAGCTCTTATCGCTTCACGATCTGTAGCAGCTGTTTCTCCGGATACAAAAAAAGTCTTGCGACTTTCTTCAACATCATCTTTAATCATATTATAAAGTGGCTTACCATGTTTTTCTACATAATTATATAAAACTAATGTGTTACCTTTTAAATCTAATGTTAAATTTTTTATAAACGTATTTCTTTTTTGGTAAGTTACAATAAATTCAATTTCTTCTTGATATGTTTTCTTTCCAAAATCTTTTTTTATTATGTCATTATAATCTAATACTATTCGTCTTATATTAAGTTTTGCAAGAGTATCGTTATCTTGTAATTCTCTTGTGCTTGTAACTCTATATACCTTTCCAAACAATCCTTGTAATACTAATTCATGCGTTAATGCGCCATCTAAAGTTCCAGTTGTGCCAAATCTGTATTCAGCTTCTACACATTTATTCATTATAGTAGTAAGTGATTTAGATTTAAATCCATGACACTCATCTCCAAATACTGCTCCAAATCTACTAAACCAATCTGGTTGAAATCTATATATTGATTGCCATGTGCTTATTATGATTCTTTTAGTTGTATTTTTATCTTTACCTGAATATATTCTATGACAATATTTTTCTACATCATAACCATAAGTTTTAAAATCATTATACATTTGCTCAACTAATGACGTAGTCGGTACTATCACAAGAACGTCTTGTTCAAACGACGATATAAGATAACGCATTAGAGCATATATTATAAGTGATTTACCAGAACCAGTCGGCGATAATAATATAGCATTTTTTCTTTGTATTCCAGTGCACACTGCATCAAACTGATAATCTCTTATTTTAAATGGTAACTTTAAAGCATCTATAAATTTCATCATAAATTCAGGATTAATTTTATTTCCTTCATTAGGATTACCGTATTCTGTTTCTTCTATTTCTAATTCATATTCTCTTAATTCTGCAAATGAAAGTACCTGAGGAAATAAACCTGCTGGTATTTGGCCAGTAGTTTGATTATATAATCTTATTTTTCCATCCCACATTCTATTACGGTATGCAGGCATAAACTTGTATCCTGGAACGTAAAAAGAAAAGAACTCTCTTAACTCTGCTCCAACACTTCTTTCACACTCTAAATGTATGATTGAATGATTTAGTTTCCTGACTCGAATTGTTTCCATCTAATTATGTTCGATATAGTTTGGTGTCGCCATTTTAAATTATCTATAATCTCTGTTAATGTATCAATTGTTGTTTTCCAATATTGTATTTTTTCTTCTGACTTCTGTATTTCAGGATCGCTATCATAGTAGTAATCCATTTCGCCTTTAAGTATCTTTAAACCTTCAAACGGATCCGGATCCCAACCTTTTTCTTTTAAAGTTTCCTGATCCATCTTACCATTATAGTATAACCATTTTTCTTTCAATAATTTTTTCTGATCAAACTCTGCACGCCGTAATTCAAGCTTTGCGGTTGACCATAGCTGTAAGTATTTTGAATGTAATTTTGGTGTTTGCTTAGATGTTTCATCTAGCTGCATATTATTAATAGCGCAATCTTGTTGCCACATTTCGTGGACTTGTTTCAAATCAATCATAATGTCTCCATAATCTATTTATCTAACATAAAATTCTTCAAGTTCAGGAAAAACTTCAAATAAATTTTTTTCGTACTTTGTTCCTCTATAATAATCGTCCTGTGCTAATAGATAATTAAAAGTGTTTTTAAGTTCCTTTGGTTCACCGAACTTATCGTGCGTCTGCATCAACATTTTTTGAATATGCGGCCAGTTTGAATACTTTGGTATAAGATTATCTTTTATTTTTTGCGGTAAATTTTTAACTTGAAAATGCGGTGGTCTTTCTAAAGCATAAACACTCTGTACTCTATCTATATATTTATAATTTTCTGCCCATTCTAAAAACTCATAGAATCTTAGTATGCTTAGAAAACCCATAGTAGAGTTTGTATCGACAACAACATTATCATATTGTTTTACTGTTTCCATATTGTGAAGTACCTCATCCCATTTTGTTCTTCTACGACAGTATTCTATAGCATCACCCATACTATCTAAAGAAGCGGTAAATGTGAATCTTTTAAAATGAGGAATAAAATCAATTACTCTGTGTTTCTTGTTTCCAAGTTTTGTCATGTTGGTTTGATATTTAATAGTGACGTGCTTTGAATGACCGCTGTCAATCAGTATCTTTAAATACTCAAATTGTTTTTTCATTACTAAAGGTTCACCACCAATGATTTTTACAAAATGAGTATAAGGAGCTAATTCCCTTAAACTTTCCATCATGTCAATCTTAACATTTTGTGCAGTAGCTAGAGTAGATCTTATATGCCTTTGTGCATCACCGTAAATTTCTTCATGTAACATTCCATCTTTTAATTGTGTCTTTTGTCTGGTAGTAGAATAAGCGGGTGGACACATGTGACAATCTAAATTACATTCCATTCCAAAAACTTTTACTTGAGTTTCTAATATTCTTTCATGAAAATCAAAATGTTCCGCAGCTTTGTACATTTCAACTGCTTGCATTATATTGTCGTAATATTCTTGATTACTTTTCATGCTTCTTAATTTTCGTAATCTTCTGGATTCTCCATATTGTTTTTCTTCCACCTTGCATCTTCTGCAAATTTCGTTAATTAACTTGTGATCAGAATTTGGATCCAACATTTCATTGCGTAACTTGTTTTGAAAATCAGATTGCATCCATTGTTCAGGTGTAGTAGTTTTTAAAGACATACCAGAATTTTTAGCATGACAACACGTTTGCCACGCACCATTTATTTCGCTGTAAACCATAGTCCACGGCATATGACAAAAGTATATGTCATCATCTTCAATCTGTTGTCTTATGTTTTTAGATATGGCCATTTTAAATCTACGTTATCTATTAGTTTTCTCTTTTTTAAATGACTATACATATGAGTAATTGCTTTCATCATTTTTTCTAAATCATTAACTCCAGTGTTTTCTCCTTCAGCACACATAGGAAGAATAATGTTAACTTTAAATCCAAGTTCTGCAAAGTTTGTAACCGAAGTTTGTTTGTTACTCATAACACAACCCGATAAGTTTGTTCCACTTATATTTATTTCGGTTGATGGTGTAATGGTATAATTATATTTATTAAGTATTTCGCTTAATTCTGGAATACTTACATCATCTTTAACATCAATCCAAGTTACATTTGATCTTTTTAACGCAATACGTTTAATCTCTTTAAACATTTCACCGTATCTTGTAAAATGATCCCAACCATCTTTTCCAGTGTGATGTATACTGCCAATATTAACAATCACAACATGTCTGTTAGTTCTGATAAGCATATTAAGAGTATCTAATCTTTTTTTGTTTAAATAATCATCATTCATTGCTGGATGACCAACATAGTCGATTAACATATTTAATTCTTTTAAGTCTTCCATTAATACTTTCCAAATGCCCAATGTTTTTCTTGACACCAAAAACATTTCATGCAAGGTTCCGTCCACAATTTAGTTACATTTGCTCCACCAGTACAAGAGCCAGTTAGAGGAAATATTTCTTCCAGTATACCGTGTGCCTCAAAAACTCCTTTAACAAATAGTTTATTAACTCTGCAAAAAGGTTGATAAGCTATTCCTCCTCTTCGATGAACTGCAACTTTTATTCGCTGATCAACACAATCTTCATTTCTTTTCGTTTCGGCAATATTATAAAAACCTAAGCGTTTCATTTCATCATTAGGTGGATTCATTGTCATACCAGATAAGTAGATTGGACAGTTATGCTTTTCCATTATACGTGTCATGTTTCTACGATTCAATAACGGTTTCGCTATTTTACCTAAAAACATTTCTTCATCTGTATATCTATGAGGTGGAAGGCCTTGCTCTCTTCTTTCCTTGTCTCTTTCTATGTAAGGAAATTGTTTTCTATATTGTTCAGGATTTTGTTCAACGAGTAATTTAACTTCTTCTAATATTTCAAGATCCATATCATCGAACACCACAAAATCATGAGACTTTATATTATGGTTAGGTATTTGTTTCTTTATGTAATTAACTACGTCTTCAGCACAACAAGCATCTGCCGGGTGATTTGCGTCATCTCCCGTGAATATATGCTTTTCAATATCTGGAAAGTATGTGCACAATAACCATAATAACGCAGCAGAGTCTAATCCTCCTGATACGCTAACGACAATCCTAGGTCGCCAAAGTTCTAAATATTTTTCAGGTAAAAGGTCAACTGTTTGATCATAATATGTAAATTCCAATTAGGTCTCCAATAATATATGTTAGCCAGTGGTGCCAGTCACATCAAACGAATCTTCGATTGCTCCAGTTGTTGCATTGAATGTTTTAATATCAAAGTAAGTAAATCTAAATGATGCACCAAATGTTAAGAATGATTCTGCACCGCTGGTGGCTTGAAATTGTATATCGGTCAATGCTACTGGTATACTATCTCTATATATAATCTGCGCAATTGCGTTATTAGCACTGTTCAATATTGATAGTGTAATATCGGATTGTGATGGTGGTCTTTGTGTTGCATTTTTAAATCTGTCGAGTGGTGTTACGTTATCTCGATCTAAGTTACGTCTCATCCAGTTATGCATTTCTGTATAAGACTTCATGTCTTCATCTAAAATAATATTTGCCAACATTTCATTATATGTGAGTTTATCACCAATAAATGGTATTGCTGCAATCTTTTTATATCCTAAGTCTGCGGTATTCATTATGACACCAGCATGTGTAAAGTCTTGTACAAAAAACTCTAAGTTAGGATAATTTTTTCTATCTATAACTAACTTAAAACCAGTAGGTTGTAAATAGTTAAAGTTACTAGTTAGTGCCATTTTTACACCTACAATTTATTCCACCACAGCTACCTTTTATCGGTCTATTAAGCATGGACGCTAATGACAAACTTGAAGCTATGAATGACATGAACACAAATAATGTTAATAAGAATACGTCCATTTATTTTGCAACGACCGAACGGTCCATTCTTACGTTGTTATCCGCCTGCCATTTATCTCTAATCGCTTTATTGTTAACAACTGCAGTTTCAAGTCTAAACGCATCATAACTTTCTTGGTCGGCAAATACTCTAGTTCGCTCTTGTACTAATCCATTTTCAGATCTACTAGTTTTACGCTCGGTTATTTTATTAGAACTCTCATAATCATCTAAAACTTTTTTAACTTCAGGATTAGCGTAATCTTCGATAGACGCATCAGTTTTATAAAATGTTGTTACTACTGTTACTGGCATTGCTATCTCCTATAATAATTCTATTTATACGAAAAAAAGAGGAGCCGAAGCTCCTCTCTTTAATATTAAGTACTAAGACTTATGCACCTAGAATATTGTCAACTCTGAATATTCTGTAGTACTGATTAGTCTTAACAGCGGCTAGGCCATTAGCAGGTGTAGCACCTACGTATGGGTTTGATGCCATTCCATATCTGGTTTTAAAACCAATTTTTGGTTGGAATGTATCTTCTCCAACTGCACGTACCATTGTTAATGGAACGTATGGACAGTAGAAAAGACCAGCATCATATGGGTTAGTACCCTTATAACCTACTGTTGCGTAGTCTGTATTTGCATACGGATCGATGTATACTCTCATTCTGCCGTTTATAGTACCGGCAAAAGTATTACCTGTGTCATCAACATTTAAGTTAGTTGCCATTGCAGGTGTGTAATCCATCATACCAGCTGCAGCTAATGCAGATGCTACATCAGATGAACATACGAGGAAGTTTCCTTTACCTCTACGTGTCTCTTTAGCAATGATATTTGACTCTCTTTCGATTTGAAGAATCAAACCTTTGAACTTCTCGACTGACCATCTGCCGTCTGCATCTGTCTGAATATTGAAGATACCGTTTACCGCAGTGTTCTTTTGAAGTGCGCCAGTTTTAGCTTGAGAGTTAATAGTTCTAATAACTTCTCTATTGATTTCAGCTAAGATTTCTGTTGACAAGATGTTTGCCAATTCTGTCTCAGCGTCTAGACCATGAATAGCTTTAAGGTCTTGAGCTAATTCTAAGCTGTATTCAGCTTTTAATGCTCTTGACTTAGCAGTCACAGTTGCTTTCTCAATAGTGAAACCCATTTCTCTGAATGAAGTTTCTCCAGATGAACCTAACTTTTCAGCTTCGTTTGTAGTCATACCACCAGCCATGATGTTTGTAAGTCTTGCATCATCAGCTGTTGAGTCTGAGTCTAAGTTTGTTACGTTAAGACCTGATGCATTATCAGAGTCGTGAGTACCAGCACTGTCACCAGAAAACTGAGTCTCAGCTTCGTTGAATAGTGCTTCTCTATTAGATGTTGAACCACCGCCATATCTTGACTTCATCGCGAAGATTAAGCCTGTTGGACCAGACATTGGCTGCACACCACAGATGTCGTATGCCATTAAGTTTGGCATAGCTCGTCTTACGAGTGCGATCAATACTGGATTCCAATTTGATACAGATGATGTTGCGTTTGCTGGAGCGGCTTCAGTAATCATTCCTTCTTCTCTAAGAGCGATCTCTTGATTCTCAAGTACTGCTGCAGTAACGGCTTTCTTATGATGATCGGTGATAGTACCAGCTGACTCTTCGTTCAATACTGGTGCCCACTTTTCGATCAATCTATCGTATGATACTGTCATTTAGGACTCCCTATTTATTTGCAGTTTTCTTTATTGCGTTAAGATAAGAATCCATTGAACCTGATGTTTGCATTATTGGAGCATCATCGTCTTCAATGATTTCTTCTTGGGTTTTTGCTGTCTTAGCGAAGTAAGATTCTTTTAACTGAGCAACTTTCTTTGCAAAAGTTTCTTCGTCATCAAAATCTACGTTTTCTGCTAGTGACTTTAGCTTTTCGACTTGAGTTTCAGCCAAATCTTTGGTTGCCTCTCTAATGATAGACTCCCTTTTATATGTCTCTAACTCTTCAGCCATTGATACGGACTTTGCAATTGTGTCATTGAGTTGTGACTCAAGTTCTTCAACATTGTCTGCGAGTTCGTCAACCATGTCAACTTTATCCTCTGGCACCTGAATGTGTGACTCAGTAAATAGGTCTTTCAACTTATTCATAAAGTCCTCAGCGATTTCAGTTCTTAAACCATTTTGGATTGCTAACTTGTTGTCTTCCATCCAGCCTTCAACTACGTAGT